AAGTTTTCAAAGTCTGTTACTTGAATAATTGTGTTTTCTGATTTGTCGAATTTAGATAAGATGTAGTCGGCAAATAAATTTACAAAATACCGTCTTGTGTTTTTTTCTAATTTTCTCATATTTTTGGTTTTTAAAATGTATATGAGAAATAAATGAAACTATAAATAGTTAGAGGTATTCAGAGAAGTTTTCGTTAATATTCTTTCTTGTTCTATTCCAATCAGGATATTCAGGAACTCTAAAATCAATACAATCAATTTGATCGTCATTCATCATACCAACCATTAACGAAACTAAACCACCAAAGTATTCTAAATGAGAATCATTCCAATAACCACCTTTATTATTTTCTAAAAATGTTTGAATTATGTTTTGAAAATCTCTAATTTTAATGTAACTGTCGTATCTTGTTATTTTAGACCCATCAGTTCTAGTAACCTCTCTTGGAACATAACTAATTCTACCTTCAAAGTATTCCTCTAAACCACCATAAACTAAATCGTATACCTCATCTTCATATGCTTGATTTTCAGAATTCCAATATAAACTTTTCAAATTCTGACCTAAATCGTCTAACTCACTTTCACATAACTCGTTAAAGGACTCTTCATCTTTTACTAAACCTTCTAAGTCTTGGGCTCTTAATCTAAAATAACCTTCAGTTCCTTGTTCTTCAGAAAGTTCTTCAAAAAAGTCAGAGTTATAATCTTCTAAAGACAATTCTTTGTCCCCGATTTCTTTAAAAATAATATCTTTAAGTGCTGTAATGTTTGCGTCATCCAGTTCTTCAACAACTTGATGTGGACTCATACTATTGTCATAATACCAATCATGACCTAAACCATCTTCACTTAAAACAATTTTTGCAACATATCTTGCACCTTCACCTCGTCTATTACCACAAAATAAAATCTCCAGTTCTTCTCTATCTCTTAAATGAAGATAAAAACCGTCTGGTCTAATAACTACATCAGTAATAAGATTATGTGTAATAAACCACATTGTGTTTTCATAGTTGTTTTCTAAACCATAAAGTAAAAAGTTATTTTTGAATTGTTCTGGCATGTTATCGTAATCCATGTTTGATACAACACCATTTTCTTTAAAGAAGTTAAAAAGTTCATCATCAAACTCTCTTGATGATATTTGTCCTAAATCAAGTTCATCTAATAAACCATATTTTTTAACAAAGTTTAAAAAATTCATTAAGGTATTGAAATACGGTTCAATATCATCATCGTAGTCACCATCGTTAAATGACTGAATTAAATTCTTTACTCTTTCTAAACTCATACCTTTAATAAATATCAAATAAAAAAAAAGGTGTCCGATTAGAACACCTATAATTTTTCACACAACAAATATTATCTTCTATAATATTTTGAAATCACTTTTTTCACATTCTCTTGAACATTAGACTGTGTCTGAGCGTTTGTTTGAGACGCTTGTTGTTGAGTTTGTGTTTGAGTTTGAGGTTGTTGTGCCTGTCCTTTGTTTTTGCATCCGCAGCCCATATTAATTATTTTTAAGTGGTTTATTTATCTATAAATATCAACTAACTAAACTTTAATCACTAAATAAAAAAAATCAATTATATTTTATTCGTATATTTATAACATATGTCATTAAAAAAGTTTTTTAAAAATTATATTTTAGAACAAGATGATAACCTTGTATCTATTTCACCTGACGAATACTTAGAGTTATTGGATGATGTTGGTGGCATTGCTGAAAGAATAACAAAACTTAAACCATATAGAAATAAAGGTATTGTAATTACTGGAAACTTAAATCTTGGTAAATACAAAAATGTTGGTCCACTTACAGGTGTTGTAAGAGTAATGGGTAGATTAGATATTTCTAACACTAATGTCCCAAACTTAGACGGAATTACTGTAGATCGTTATATTAGTGACTACGGATCATCCATGTGGAAGGTAAAAATGCAAGCGGAACTAAATGAAAAACTTGCTGAGTTAGATGAAAAAAGACAAGAAGGTGAATGGGATGTTGAAAATGGAGATGACGATTCAGAAAGAACTGAAGCTCTATATGAATACTTAGAACAAAATGGTTATGTTGACACGGTTGAAGATGAAGAAGGAAATGAGGTTCCCGAAGACAAGTATTATATTTACCCAAGTGGAAACGCAACCTATGGTTATGGAAAAAATTACGAATGGTTAGGTGGTGGTAATGGATTTAATCCTAATTCCTATGATGTTTACACAGAAGAGGAAGCCGATGACGCAGCAAAAGTTGCGGTCCAAAACATGTTAGACGACATGGGGATGGAAGCGTTTTCAGATTGGGTTTTTGAAGGTGCTTTAGATACACAAAGTTGGAGAAGTTGGTTATATGATTTTTACGATGATATGGTAAGAGACGATCCTGAAGGTTATGAAATTCCATTAGAACTAACACAACAGCAAATGAGACAAGTTCAACAACTTCAACTAACTTTAGACTCTTTAAATAAAAGATTAGAAAATGAAGATTTACCTGATGACCAATATGAAGCTATTGAGTTAAAAATTGAAGGTTTAGAAGACACCATTCAAGAAATTAAAGACGATCCACAAGGTGATTATGACGAAAGTTTAATTGAAAACGAAATAAATGATAGAGTTAGTGAGTGGGAGGACGATATAAAAGGTTTTATTAGTATGTATGGTTACGATAAAAACTTTATTATGGATTTTATTAATACTGATGATATTGTAAATACGGTAATTAGTTCAGATGGATATGGTTCAATACTTAACTCTTACGATGGAGACTACGATACATATAACATAAATGGAACCGAGTATTATGTATTGAGGGTCTCTTAGGTCTTTATTTGTCAAACAATTTGTTGTATGTTTTAAAACATATGGCAAGAAGAAAAAAAATTGAATTTTTATTGAACACAGATTGGATGTTTGAAAAACCAATTGATAGTGAGTATAAGGAGTATAAATTACTGTCTTATTTTCAAAAAATGGGTGAAAAACTTGATAATCTTGAGTTATATCCTGGCTTCATAGAATTGTCATTACATTTAATGAATATCCAAGCATTGATTAGAGATCAAAAAATTATTTACACAGATAAAAAATTGATAAATATTGATGACGAAATTTTGGTTAAAGATCTTAAAATTAAAGAAATGCCAAAATTAACAGAAGACGAACAAAAAGAGTTTAGACAAATTTTATCGTATTCGGCACCAAGAATAATGGAATATTTCAATATTGCAAAATCTGTATGGACAATTGTATTTGATTCTTTGGATATGAAAATAAGAAGAAACAAAAAGAATATAACTAACCCCAAAGGATTTTTTTATTTTATTGACCACGAAAAAAAACATTATGTGTGGGAGTATTCAATAAAGAAAGAAACCAAAACCAATCCCCAACAAATGACAAATGTTAATTTGATATATAACGATCAATTAAACGATTTGACAATACCAAAAATTATAAATACATTTTCTTCGTTCACAAGTGTGGACAAAAAAACAAGTCCCATTTTTCAAATGGAATCAAGTGGAATTTTCCCAATAAATGAAACTTTACTTCCAATGTTTAAAAGAAGAATTGCAGGACTAATATTACAAACAAAAAAAGAAGAAAGTATTAGAAAATAATATGGAAAAAGAAATTAGAAAAGTTTTAGAAAAACTTATCAAAGAAACACCAAATGATACCGAGTTAGGTAAAAAAATCAGAAGGTTATATATTGAAAATAAAATCCGAAAACATATAAAAAATGAAAATTAAACTAGAATATGTCTGGTTAGATGGATATAAACCAGAACCGAACCTTAGAAGTAAAGTTAAAATTGTTAATTACGGAACAATTGACACCGCATTTTTAGACAATAGTTTTCCGGTGTGGAACTTTGACGGATCATCAACAGGACAAGCAAATACCGAAAAATCAGATCTTTTATTAAAACCTGTAAGACATTATATTCAAGATATGCAATCAACGGTTTATGTCTTATGTGAGGTATTAAACCCTGATGGAACTCCACATGAAACAAATTATAGATCAAAAATTACTGAAGGTCATGAAGATCTTTGGTTTGGTTTTGAACAAGAGTATTTTATTCGTGAAGAAATTAATGGTAATATTTTGGGTCATAAAAGAAACATTCTAAAAGGACAGGGTGAATACTATTGTGGAGTTGGACATAATGTGGTGGGTCGTCCATTTGTTGACGAACATTTGAACATGTGTTTAAATTATGGAATTGACCTTACAGGGATAAACGCTGAAGTTGCATTAGGTCAGTGGGAATATCAAGTGTTCTCGCAAGGGAAACATAAAGGTGGTGATGATCTTTGGATGACTCGTTATTTCTTATTTAAGATTGCTGAAAAATACGGATACCATATTGAACTTCACCCAAAACCATTAACTCACGGAGAATGGAATGGATCAGGTCTTCATACAAACTTCTCAACGGGTATTATGAGATATGAAGGAAACGAAGAGTATTTTATGGCACTATTCAACGCATTTGAAGCAAGACATAACGATCACATTAAAGCATATGGTTCAGGAAATCATTTAAGACTTACCGGTGAATATGAAACTCAATCAATAAATAAGTTCAGTTGGGGTGTGTCTGATCGTGGAGCGTCAATTAGAGTTCCAAAAGACACTGCTGAAAATTGGAAAGGTTATGTTGAAGATAGAAGACCAGGATCAAATGCCGATCCATATAAAATCATTCGTGAAATTGTTAAATCATTGGATACAACTGAAGAATTATTAAAAGAACCTAAAGAGGAGAAAAATTAATGACAAATGTTGTTGCACTTGTAGTTGGAATTATTTTTGGGTTTTTTGCACAAATAGGAACATTTTTTCAACTACAAGGACCTTTAAAATATGAATGGTTCAAAAATCATTATTGGTTTTTGGTTTTAATGGGAATGCCAATTTCAATGCTATTTATGTATTCAGTTAAGAATATGGTAATAGCCTTTGATGGTCAAATGTGGCCATCAAGACTTATAGGGTTTAGTATTGGAGCTGTCGTATTCACATGGTTAAGTTGGTTGATATTCAAAGAACCGTTGACGTTAAAGACAATAGTTTGTTTGATATTGGCATTAGGAATATTAGTAATACAATTATTTTGGAAATAAGTTATGGAAAATAATAAAGAACAAGTAAACCACCCCGATCATTACGGAGGAAAAAATAATGAATATGAAGCAATCAAAGTGATAGATGCTTGGGATTTAGGATTTAGTTTAGGAAATACAATAAAATACATTAGTCGTGCAGGAAAAAAAGGAAAAAACAAGGAACTCGAGGATTTACTCAAAGCAAAGTGGTATCTCGACCACCACATCGAACAACTCAAACAAAAAATCAAGTCTGAATCGAGAGATTAACGTCTTAGATGCAATAACAACACCAAACGAATTGATGAGAGAAACTTTAATCAATTTTATTTGGGGTTTTTTAGGAAATTCAATTGTTGTTTTTGTATCAAAAGAACTGGACTTATTAGTTTTAATCAACTATATTGTTTATTACATATTGATTTCTTATATTGTAAATAGAAAGAAATATGACACAATACTTGGAAAGTTTATCGTTCTACCTGGATCTGCGGCTGCCGGAGCTTTCACAGGTTATAAAGTGGCACAAATGTTAACAACAATAATTTAAAAATATGATAGAAACAGGAAAAATAATAAATGGTGATTGTGTTGAGGTGATGAAAACATTACCTGAAGGTTCGGTCGATCTAATTGTGACATCACCACCTTATGGTGTAGGTATTGACTATGATGTTCATGAAGATGATATGGAGTTTAATGATTATCAAGAGTTTGCAAAAAATTGGTTGAGCGAGGCGTATAGATTATTGAAAGATGATGGAAGAATTGCCCTTAACATTCCATATGAAATTAACAGACAGAAAAAAGGTGGTCGTATATTTTTCGTGGCTGAGATGTGGAGAATTATGCAAGAGATCGGTTATGGTTTTTTTGGGATCGTTGATTTAGAAGAACAATCACCACATAGAAGTAAGACTACAGCTTGGGGATCGTGGATGAGTCCATCAAGTCCTTATATCTATAACCCGAAGGAGTGTGTTATTTTGGCATATAAAAAACAACATATTAAAAAAGTTAAAGGACAACCCGAATGGACTGGTGAATTAACTGAAGTTGAAAAAGAAGACGGAACCAAAAGAAATAAAATGGTTTATAGTGAGAATGATAAAAAAGAGTTTATGGAACTTGTTTTTGGTCAGTGGAATTATTTTGCCGACACTAAATCTTTGACTAAGGCAACCTTTTCAATGGACATACCGACCAAGGCGATTAAGATCTTATCGTATAAGAACGATGTGATTTTGGATCCGTTCGCTGGTAGCGGAACTAGTTTAGTCGCCGCGGAAATCTTGGATAGACGTTGGTTAGGAATCGAACTTTCACCAAATTATGCTGAGATTGCAAGATCAAGAGTTCAACATTTTGTTAATGAGAAAAAACAAGTTAAAATAGAGGGATTAGAGTAATTCTATATTATTACCTTCTTTGATGTCGTATTTTTTGCAAGTTCCACCAGGAAGTTCCAAAATTAAATCACCATAACCATCATAACGATCACAGTCTTCAGACATACAAGGTTTACAGTTGTGATGAATTTTTTCGATTGAATCATCATTAATAAAAATAATATCTAAATGAATCACACAATTTTTCATCCAAAAAGAATGTGGTTCTTTTTTCATAAAGAATAACATTCCGTCAAACCCATTAAATTTTTTACCCATCATACCTTTTTGAGTATCTTTGGAAGTTAATAAAGTTTTAACATCAAAAAGATTGTTATTTATTTTTACTTTCATATTTATAAATATCTATGGTTAACTTTAAAAAATGGGCGGGTATTATATTAAAACATAATGATGAAGTTTTATTATGTAAAAGAGCGCCTGATAAGTCAATGCCAAATGTTTGGTCAATACCATCAGGAAAGATTGAAGATGGTGAATCACCAGGTCAAGCTGCTATTCGAGAATTTTATGAAGAAACAAATATTGAATTAGATCCAAAAATAGAATTTGTTGGGTTTATTGATAAATTCAAAAAAGATGGGACAAAAAAGGGACATATGTTTGTATTCTTTAAAGAAACCGAAGATAAATTAAATCCTGATTTAGAAATGGCTCAAGATGGGTTTGAACATACCGCATGTAAATACTACAAAAAAGATGATATTCCACAACAAGAAGGTAACCAAGAATTGTTGGACTTATTAAAAAAAGTTTTAAAATAGTTTGTAGTTATTCTTTTTATTAGTATATTTGTAGAAATAAAACACCATGATAAAATCAACATTCCAACATACAATCACGATCGTTAATGAAAAATTCGGAGACCTTTTAAATGAGTCTTTTGTGGATCCAATTCAATTTAAGATCTTTTTGAAAATGGTGGATGGTGCCTTAAATCTAAAAGAAGACTTATCTTATTTTGATGGAAATACCTTTTTGGTTCACATTCCTCATAAAATTTTAAAAGAGTCTTTGATTTTAACAAACGTTAAAGAAGTGTCAATAGGAGAACAAGTAAGAAATAAAATCGAAACATTAGTATAGTATGAAATATTTATCATTTTTAATAATTTTAATTTCTTTAATCACATCTTGTGTTAAAGAAGACGTTACACCTCAACAACCTTTGAGTCCACAACCAATCATCACTGACACAACTTCAGTTGATTCTACGGTGTCTTTAAAGGGTCAAACGTGGGTTATAACTAAAATACTGAACACGAGTTTTAATCAAGAATTAAGATCTGATACTCTTGTCTTCATTTCAAATTCAGTTTATTCATTTAACGGAGTTCAGTCGACATATAATTTTTATCCAAGTCAATTTAATTTTACATTGACATTGAACAATACACCTTGGGGACATATAAGTGGTCCGATGTATGATTACAATTTATCACAAGGATTATTAGAAAATTGTCAGTTCAAAAATTATTTTACTAATCAAAATTCGATTAGAATTTGGATGGAAAGACAATAGTTTCTTTGTTCTAATAAAAACAAAGTGGTGGAGAAATGACACATTCAGTGTCGACTCAAAAAATAAGGTGAGAATTACTCACCTTTTTTTGTTTTTGTTGTATTTATTATAAAAAGTCAAATATGAAAAAAAATCTTTTTGTTATTAATGAAAACGAAAGAAGTCGAATTTTGAATATGCATGAAACTGCAACCAAAAACAATTATGTTTTTGAACAAGAAGAACCTGTTCAATATTATAAAGACGCTCAAGGTAAAGTTATAAAACTTACGGGTTATAAATCACCACCATTGGGTTCTGAACCATCAACAGCTGCTGAATATACGGCTCAAAATCAAGGAACTGAACAAAAAACTGTGGCTTCAGGTAGATATACGACAATGACATGTGCGGGGAAAAAACCAAACTGTAATGAAAAAGTTTTGAAGATGCAGGTAAGATTAAACGACGAATGTCCGACAGACATATTAAAAGTAAAATTAGTTGAAGATGGTTTAATCGGTTCGAAAACTATTGGTGCATTTGAATCTTGTAAAGGTAAATTAACACCAACCAAAAAAATTGATGGTGTTGGTGCAAAACCACAATCCGTTGTTTCTAATGTTGGAGATGTAAAAATTCAAGAACCAAAGGTAGAACCATTTACTTCAGATGAACTTGCAACTCTTAAATCTTAATTAAATAATATAAGTATGGGAAAATTAATATTAACCGAAAGACAATACAATAACATAAAAAATGTTTTGATTGAAAAGGTGATTGAAGAAACATTTATCAATGAAGAAAATATGTATGCTGACGCTGCAAAAAGAACAATAGGGGATAATAAGTTTTTTATAAATAAACGGACAGTAACGGCTCCAGGAACTACTGGAGGGTTCAAATTAAAATTTTTTAAAGGTGTTAAATTTGTTGAGGGTAATGATCCTTACTTAAAAACAGATGGAAAAACATCGATTCAATTTACGGATACATTTAATAATCCAGGTTCATTGACTAAAGCAAATATACTTTATAATTGTAAAACAGGTAAATTGTCTGTTAAAGATATTGAAAATCCTGACTTATCAGAGTTGCATGGTTTTGAAGAGACAAAAAAAACATTTTACATAAATGACGAAATACTTACAAGAGAAGGATTCAAATTAGTTTGTCAAAATATTAAAAAAGCAGGAAAAAAAGATGCTGAAAAAATAAATCAAGGAGGTGGTGGAGAAGAAGGTGATAAAAAAACTTACACTCAAGAATATGATCAAACATTAAAATACAAAAGTATTGTGAATAATCAAATGGTAGATTTAAAAATACCTAAGAATACAATTTATAAGTCTATTCCTGAGAAAAATGGAGTTTCATTTAGTTTTAAACTAGATAAAACCCCAATTAATGGTTGGTTTGGTTGTAAAAGTAAAAAATTCATAATAAATAAATCACCCGTAACTGATGAAAAACAAGATTTAACAAAGAAATTGTTTGATAAATTATGTGTAAAAGATTCTTCAAAACCTGAAGAAGTATTATATAAAGGTGGTGGAAGTTCCGACACTAGTGTATCATCGTTTGATATAACTCAGTTTGATCAATATATTTAATCTTAATAATTAGTTTAAAAGGGAGATCATCTCCCTTTTTTTATGCAATTTTTTTTCTTATCTTTGTATTATGGAAAAAATACTATATATAGTAAGAGGAATACCTGGTTCGGGTAAATCGACATTTGCAAAAACATTGGGTGGAACTCATTTCGAAACTGATATGTTTTTTATGACCGATGGTAAGTATAAATTTGATGGGTCTAAAATTAAGGAGGCTCATAAATGGTGTCAAGATAGTGTTCATACTGCAATGCTTTTGAACCATACCGCCAATTTGAATCCTGTTATTGTAGTGTCAAACACATTTACTCAAGAATGGGAAATGGAACCATACTTTCAAATGGCGGATTATTTTGAATATAAAGTTTTTACAATTATAGTAGAAAATCGTCATGGAAATACCAACCAACACGGAGTTCCTGAAGATAAAATAGAACAAATGAAAAATCGATTCCAAATTAAATTAGTATGAAATTTGATGATATATTAGTAACAGGAAAAGTTTGGGTTACCTCAGACATTCACTATAGTCATAAAAATATTTGTAGAGGTATGACAAATTGGAGAACTCAAGATGGAGAAGTCCCAATAAATTCTACGAGGGATTTTCAAACAATAGACGAAATGAATGACGTATTGGTAAATAACATCAATTCAAAAGTTGGACAATACGATACCTTAATTATGTTGGGTGACATTAGTTTTGGTGGATTTGAAAATATTGGAAAGTTTTTAGATCGTTTAGTTTGTAAAAATATTCACCTTGTTTTAGGAAATCACGATCACCACATTCGAAACAATCGAGAAAATATTCAAGAAAGATTTAGTAGTGT